GCTGTAGCCAATCGGCTCATCACAGATTGATCTGTGGCAAAGCCCCACCGAGTGTTAGTTAGACACGTCCGCGCAACATCTTCATACATTGCATCGCAAACATCAGCCTCAGCAGTACCGTCCGCAAAGGAAGAAATAGGCGACCCACCCATAAGAATGGATGCGCGTGAGCATACTTTGATAGCTGTATTTGCAATTGTTGACATGAAAGTTTGGGGGGCAAAAGCCCCCCACCCCTATTAGTTGTTGTCGAGAACTTCGTAGATACCATTCGCGTCAATCGCGATGGCACCCATGGACATCATGGATGTGGTCAAGTGAGAGACCTTTTGAGGTACATAGTTAACCTCAGTCTGAACATCCGCGTTGATGCCAATACCTACAGCAGTTGTGTGGTAGGCAAAGTTCTTACCGCCAGCTACAGCAGACGTTGAGAAAATCTTGAAGCCCAAGAATTCTTTCATTGTCATGCCGCCAGCAAACGGCAGGTTCTGATCGCCAACATAGTCAGACGATGCAAACTCATCGATGTTAAACAAGTCTGCGAAACCAGCAGGCGACATAGCGAGGTAACGCTGACCGTCTTCTGGAATGTCGGCTGCGCCGAATGTTTCGAACAGTGTCAGCAAGTCAGCTTTAGCCAAAGCGCCAGCCGTGTCAGCAATCTGCGTAGCATTTGCACCAGCGTCCATTGCAGCAACAATAAGCGCATCAGTCTGACGACCTAGTGCAGCAGCAGCAGAAGTAGCTACAGCTTGACGCTCATTGATGTTGATCTTCAGCTCGTCGAGCTTGTCGATGTACTCAGCCGCGAAGTAGTCAACCATAGTCGCTTCGACGTTAGTGTGCGCCAAGTCCATTGGTGCAACGTCAGCCTGACGAACCTTGGTTACCGCTGTGCCTGCACCAATTTTCTGGAAGCGGGCGACAGAGCCGGATACGTTAGAAGAACGAACAGTGTTGCGCAGCTTGGAACCCATGCGCTGATACGCAAGGTGAACTTCTGTTTCGAACTGTTTAATAAAGGCTTGGTCGATTGTGTTAGCCATTGGATTTTTCCTATATGAAGTTTCTACAGACGGGTGTCCGTTACTTCACTTCAAGCAAGGGTATCCTTTCGGGCCTCTCAGTGCATCACGGGCCGTGATTCTTTGGAATCAACATCATCGCCCCAATAATTACAACGCACAAAATTAACTACTGTATGTTTTTCAGTCTTTATTTCAAACGGCTCAAAGCCAAGATGCACAAGCCAATTATGGATAAAGACGTTCTCATCCCACACGGAGCAGTACAATTCATCGTAAAACATATGGTAGAACTGTATAAGCTTTGGAGATTCTTTTACAAAAGAGCGCCAATGCTTGCGTATATCTTTGGTAAACATGGTCCAAAGAACCTGATTACGCACCCCGCATATAGCTACAGGCGTTTGATCAATCTCAACAACATGGCAGAGATCATCGTTAAGGGCCTCGAGCAAAGCTTCCAATGGGTCTTGCTCATACAAAACCTCAAGCTCTCTAAGATTTTGCTCACTCATGTTCTTATTAAGGGGAAACACATGCTTCCCCTTAAATTTATGCAACTCTATTTTGCCAGCTTTAATGATAGGTTCAGCCATAAAGCTTACGGAACCCTTCTTCTACCTGCCGTACAAAGTTAGGATCACGATGTGCAGAGTGGTGATACCGAGGGTCGCGCATCATTTCCTGAAGGGACTGTTCGGTAGTGCGTTCTGCAATCGAGGTGTCACCAGAGAAGGAGCCGTCTTTCATGTTCTCCATAATAATCTCTAGCGCCATAATACCTTCAGCAGTTTCGCACATGCGCTCAATTGCTGGAGTCACTTCTTCTGGGAAGAACTTAGAAGCAAAGGCACTAGCCGCTTCTACCCGCGTTGAAGCATTGTCACCAAGACGTGCGGCCTCTGCATCCAAGTCAGGCATACTACCTTGGACGGCATTCATGTACATCTCAATGCCTTTTTCAAACTCATCTTGACCGTAGCCATTCTCGAAAGAATGCTCGGACCACCACTTCATAAGCTCGTTATCTACAGCTTCAGCTTCGTCTACTGACTCTGGAAGCTTGTAATCTCCAGCCGTATCGGGGCGATTTGCATACGCTTCTTTGCTAATCTCTTCAGTGATCTGCTTACGAATGTCGTCTTCTTTCGCGCCGATCTTGGACTCAAGGCTCTTATAAGCCTTAGCCAAATCTTCTGGCGAATTGTATTTCTCGGGAAGCCACTCAGGTCGATCACCTGTAGAAACGGGAGGAGTTTCCGATGTGGCTTCCGTTGAATCAGACTGTGGGAGGTCAGACTGATTTCCGTCAATGAGTGATTCGCTCATTTCTTGCTCCTATGTGCGTGTGCTATGCGTTGCTCAATAAGGCCAACGATATAACGCTGCCCTTCATGGTGACGCAATTCTTCTGACGCAACAGCAGGACCGTGAACCATTTCAATGGTTATAGATCGAAGGTAGCTAAGAACTTCTTTGCCCGTAGGCCCAGAGAAAACACTAGCAACATTTTGGCTAATTTCAGTATCTCGCTCCTTCGAGCGATGTATTCCATCAATCCCAATGTTAACCTTGTTGTTCAACCTGCACACCTTGTTGCTGTTGCTGCATTTGCTGTTGCGCCATTTGCTGCGCCATTGCAGCTATCTGCTTACGCTGTTCTTCATCACGAATCAAGCGGTCTGGTACACCAAACTTTTTAGCAAGGTGAACTGCGACCTCTTCGCCATTGATAAGCATCTGCAACATCTCTGGTCCAAATGTACCGCCAACCATTTCCAAGAACCGAGCAACGCTTGAAATGTCTTGGTTTGCTTGGGCTTGAGCCAGTGGAGATGTGGGCTTAATTTTAACCTCACGTCCATTAATGGTAGGCAACTCGATGCGGCCCTGCTTCTTCAAGACGTAGACAACACGCTGCAAAACTGGCTGAACAAGCTCGGACTGCAATCGGCCAAAGGCTGCGCCCATACGGCGAGACAGGTCAGCCATACGTTCTGCCACTTCTGTAGCAGTAGCTGGCGTCTTGTCTGGATTACCTAGCATGTCATTGTACAAAGCTTTTTTGATATTAAGGCGCATGTCACTTAGAACAAGCTGCGCTACATCAAAGCGACCAGCGGCATTAATTGGCTGCAAGCCAGACGAACCCATAGCTTTTGGAATGATAGACCCTGGAACGAGCTGAATTGTATCAGGGTTAACAACGCCATCATCTTCCATCTGGTAGATACCAGAGATAGCCATCTGCGCATTCTCAAGGATAAGCTCGATAGTAAGGTTCGTAGTCTTAATGGCAGACAGCGCATTGATTAACGGACCACGGCCATAAACCTCACCCGCGCATTTGGACCAACGGAAACAAACGTAAGGATTAGAGCCAACGCCCGTCATTTCGTTATAGTGCAAAATAGTCTTCGTGCGCTGGCAGATAGCGTAGTGAAAGTATGACTCTTCATTGCGCCGCGCATAGTTACGGCAAACAACCTCAAGGACATCTGTGGTATTATCCGTGGACATCATCGCCATGACTTTGGGGTCAAACGTAGACTTGGGATACAAAATACTCAGATGCTCAAAAGGAACCTTCTTACGCTCACGGAACACATGATCGATGCGATCATCAGGTCCAGTATCTAAAACAACTTGAGGCAACGGGATTGCAGAAAACACAACAGGATTAAGAGAATCGCCCTCTTCAACAGACAGAACCCCAGTGCCAACTGCCAAGTCCATGAAGGACTCATGCACTTCTTGCCCAAAGTTAGAATTCTGAATTACTTCGAAGACATACTCAGTGACTTCATCAAGCTCGTTATCAATGCGGTCACGCTCGTTTGGAGGGACTTCGCTACCTGAAGTGAAGTCAGCCCATCGCGCAAAGTTAGGAACAATGCCGTGCTGCAAGCGACTAGCGAATTCCTGAACGCCAACTACCGCAGTCTCATCGAAGATTTTATCATCGCGCCGCTCACCAGCGGTTTCAGCATAAAATGATTCGCGTTGAGGCAGCGCATATTCATAGCACTCCTCAAACAATGAAACCCAATTCTCTCGAAAGGCTTTGGCCTTTTCGTACTTAGACAGGTATTTTTTTGCCGCATCATCCATTATCGGAACCTACCCAAAAACCCTGAACCAGTAGAACCAGAATAAAGGGATCGACGCCCGACCCCTCCAGTTCTCATGCCTTTACGCATCGTCCGCATACTTAAAGCGTCGGAAATGTCTTCACGCTTTGCTTCAGCACGTTCTTGTATTTCTTCCTGCTTAACAGATTCAGCCGCTACTCGTTGCTCCGCCGCTGCTTTTTTCTCTGCTTTTGATGGGCCTAGGCACATAATAAAACTCCTTTGTGTTATTAGCGTCGAAAGCACACAGCTAAAATTAAATCAACGCACAATTACATTCTCGCCCAAAGTCCCTGTCTACGCTGGCCGCGAGAAGACTTCTTGCTAAAGACATCGAAGTCACGTTTTGCAATGGTGGGCTGTACGGGTTTCTGGCTATTCATCAAAGCCCTGCCCTCTCCAGCGCCAAGCATTAGATACTGCAACGCATCATGAATGTGGGAAAACATATTCTTGTCTGGCTTGTCAGCGTATCTCTCACCGCTAACTTCCATTCGCTTGTATCCGTATCCGCCCTCAAATCCCTTAATCAACATGTTGCAGCGACGATCAATTAAGAACGACGGCTTGCCTTCACTCATCTTCATAAGCTGCGATGAAACAGCTTCAAGGCGTAGGTCAACAGAGTTAGAGTGAGTAGGGTAAGCCTTGAGGCCAGCACCCCTCAAGATTTGAAATGCCGTTGATTCATCTGTCTGCGCTCGGAAGTCACCAGCAGGATCGCCGTATATGTGAACGTCAGAACAGGCAGCAAAGCGGGTTGCTAGCTCGTTCCGCATAACTTCTGCAAATCGAACCACACCCATATCAACAGCCACGATTTCTGATTGGATCAACCATCGGCCTCGGACCTTTTGACCAAACGCTGCTGCTGGCGTCAGACCGAAGTCAACGCCCACATACACTGGCATGTTGGCAGCAATTGGGATTTCTTCCTTAGCAACGTGAACTTCTGGAGCAAACATATGATACACTGGCTTTCCGTCTTGGATGTGACCAAATCGGTTCATCACATAGACATCGATCCATGATTTAGTCTTACCTTGGATCAAGTTGGGATAGTACGAATCCATCATGTTGTTTTGGTTCTCAGCCTCTGGATTAGGCTTGTAACCGTTGATTTCACCGTCTTCATCACGGGTCTCTGACATGCCAGCGGGCTGCGTAAAGAACTGCCAGTTGGTCGGCTTGACTAGCATCTTAGCTTGTTCACGCGGGATGTGGTCAGGAATAGGAACCTCACCAGACATAATAGGCCACCAATGATCTTCTTCTGGCGCGTTGGTGTCAGCAATAACACCCGTCCAGCTAGGCCCACCGTCACGCATAGAGGGGTATCGACCAACACGCATGGTACACGCATCGATAATACTCTTGGGTATCTCACGCGCCTCGTTGATCCAGATGCCAGTCAATTCCAAAGACAGCAACTTCTTCACGTCTTCAGGTCGATCAAGAGCTAAGAAAATAACCTCGAGATCAATGTCACCCTTCTTGATGTGGTGGGTGTAAGGCACAGACCAAATAAACTTTCCCCAGTTGCTCTCGGGGAACCAATCAAGCCACGTCTTAATAGTTGTGGTTCGAAGCTGCGGGTTTGTGTTTCGGATAATAGCCCAGCGGCTTTTGCGAATACCGTCTGGCCCCTTCTGTTGCTCAAGCGCCCTGCGGAACACCTCAACGCAAGACGCAACAGACTTTCCGCTACCTACAGGCCCACGGATGCCGCGAAAGAAAGTATCGTCCTTCATGAACGATTTAATCACTTCACCGTCTGGCTTGTACTTGAAATCAATCAACTATCGAGAACCCGATTATCCATACCAATCTTAATCATAGAGGCAGCAACCTCCGGCCCAATACTGTCGATCAGCTTGTCGATCTCATAGACAGTCCTAAAGTCCTTCGGGTAGTGCTTCATATGAACCGTGCGGACCACGGCGCGTAACGTGTCCCGTTCTTTTTGAGACAATGTATTCATAAAGCTCATTGATTTTGCCTAGCCTCACTTAGCATTTCTCTCTCCATAGCGTCTAACCGCCGCTCAAGAGTAAGTCGCTTAACGCTGGTAACTCGATTTTCAGGAGCCAAGTTAAGCAAGCTACGCGCTCGATCTCTGATGCGTGGAAACAATCTAAGATCGTTAGGCATGTTTTCTAACCGCTCGAACAAGCGGTCATACTCTTCATTAAGCTCTTCGTTAGTAAGGTCTATTAGTGACTTTGACATTGCTTAGTCCCACGCCGTTGCGCCCTTGGGCTTTGGTGTTGGCTTCTTCTTGGGTCGCTTGGGCTTAGAAGAGGAAGCGGTCTTTTTCTTCGGAGCCTCATCTACCCAAACCAAAGGCATTGATTCGCTAGTGCGCGTCTTGCCAGTATAGGTGCGGCCCACAAGCTCATGCGTCTCACCTTCCCAGATCACATCGCTGTTCTTATCTTTCCAAGGCATGACGCCCTCCTATCGGTACTTCTTTGTTTTCTTTGCGATGGACTTGGGCTGCTTTACAAACTGCTTACCCTTCTTAGTCCCCTCACGCTTCGCCTTAGTCGTGGCAGCATACTCAGAAGAAGACAAAGACTTAATAGCCTTCTCAGGCAAGTAACGCTCACCAGTGTCTTGAGAACGCTTGCCGCTCTTGGTGCGCCACTTCTGCTTGCCCCAGTTAATTAAAGACTTCTGCGGGGCTTTCATCGGTAGCCCCCACCCTTGGCCTTGTACTGCTTTGCCAACATCTGCGCCTTGCGAGCAGACCATTGACCAGCACGGCCACCCTTTGTCCCAGCCTTAATGCGCTTGAACAAACTCTTGCGCATCGTTGGCTTAGTATAATTACCAGCTTCGTTAACCGCCATTGCCCAACCCCATCAAAGAACCCAGAAGAAGGGTTCGACGCTGCTTAGAAGTAGTCCGCATCTTGGGCGTGACCGTCCCGTAAGTAGGAGTACGCCCCTCTCCAGCTTGCATGCTTAGAGAAGGAAGGGGCTTAGGATCAACCTTCATCCCCTCGTAGTATTCTTCTGCGCTTTTACCGCCGCCACACATATCCTTAATCCTTCTTTGCTTTGTTGCGCTTGCTAATAGCACGGGCCTTAGCTCTAGCATCCGCTGGAGAAGAAGCACCCCACGCCTTCAAGGCTAAAGCCTTTCGAGTAGGACGACCCTTCTCATCCTTCATCGGACCCTTAACGCCAGCCATACGAGCCAAGAAAGAAGCACGGCGAGGATTGTCACCACTCTTCACAGGAGCCTTCAACGTACCGCCCTTGTAAGAAGCACGACCCTTAGCGTTCAAACCCCCCTTGGGGTTCTTACCCTCACTTCTTTGCCACGCCGGACTTTTTGCCATAGCCTTTGCTCCTCAACTTAACCTTCGCAGTCTTTGTATTACTACGAACAGACTTCTCAGGTTTCTTACCATACTTGTTCATATCTCGCTCCTCACTTTTTCATCGAGCCTTTTTGGAAAAAAATGTTTGTGGGGGACTATTACAGTAATCACCACAGACAGTTTTCCCCCTACCCCCCCTCTGTAATTGATGGTCAAAGTATTTTATCCTAGATCAATGCTCACTTTGATATCTCCCGCTACCTGCACTTGACTGCGATCTATCGGCTTGTATCCCGCCCTGTCTAACAAATCTTGGCTCGCTTGGAGCTGTACGTACTCAGACTTGGCCCCCTGTGACAGTCTGCGAGTGGTGTTCAGGGCTGCTATAGCACTTAACCCGAACTCGTCGTGCATCCTCTGCATCATGTACGCCTGCACATGTGGGGTCTTCAAAGCTCTGTATGCACTTACATATCCAGCCTTGCCAGCAGCATACCCTGCTTTCTCTGCGGCTTGTGCAGGCTTGAGCCCTTCTGCTACCATTATATCTACTAACGACTGTTGCTTATCCGTCAGCTTCTTAGTTGCTACGTCGTTCATTGTATCTCCTAACTGCCCCCCTCTCCCTCTCTCCCCCCGTTCTTAGCATGGTCATAAACCCCTGTGTCAACGCACAAAGCGTAGAGGGGCAGTTAGTCTGTTGCATAGCGTAGCTCTCTTCATCGTCACTCCGGCTGCACGTCTTGGCCCCGTAACACCTCCAGAGATTGGCGACTTTCCTTTGGAAAGCTTCGCCCTACTCTGGGCTGTTACGTTGGGTTCATCCAAGTCTTATCGCCCTCGTTAGTGGGTCACACACACACGATTGCCAATGATACCCTGCGGGTGACAGTCGAATTTCTAACTTGTGAACCCCTCAAACTTTATCCGGTCTGGCTTGTCTCTTGGCTAATGACATTCACTTTCCGCGAATGCTGCGCCTGCTTCTTCTTCATTGCACAAGATAAAGTTTGACAGGCTAAAGCCTGCTCTGGGGGATTCAGCAAGCCATAAATTCAAATGTGAGAAACAAGTATCATCAACAATCATGTGTGATGTGACTCAAGACATAGAAGTAAAATGTAAGAGTTAAATAGAAGAATCCGCTGCAACGACATTCAGCATGAGTCAAGGCAACCTGCTAAAGCAGGCCGCAAGCGGGCCTTGACACAAGCTGCCTGTCGCCGCCTAGCGGGGACATAAATAAAGGAGAACTAAAATGACTAACGTAACCAAGATGATCGCAGAGACATACACTAATACACAAGAACTCTTTATGAGATCGAGCAACACCACTGGAACTAATGACGGATGGTGCCAAGTAGATACTCTGCGATTCATGCGGCAGATGAAATTGCAGCAGGAGATACGCTTCGCAGAGTATTGGCTCCCGCGCCAAGAGAAGCGCCTTGATACACAGCGAGGCTGGGTCAAGCACTGGTTGGGACGTCGGAACGGAGACGAAATCTCTGAACTGAATTACCAAGCTTCGAAGGCGCAAGCCCAAGCCGAGCATCACACCGTGATGTTCCTACAGGAACAGCTTCGAGCGGCTCAGGAAGCATACGCTGCCGAGTTTGAGGAGCAGTGGTCGTCGCACGTCGGTAACGTTGCCGAAGTTGCGGAGGAGCCGCGAGAGGTGAGCAAGGCGGAGAAGGCCGAACTCAAGGCGCTGGGCATCGACGTGTAACGCTAGAGGAAAGAGGGTCAGCCGAAAGGTTGGCCCTCTATTTTCACGTCTCAACAGGAACAGACGTTGCTCACCCCAGCCCCACGGGGGTCAGCTTTCTAGGCGAAATCGTGGCTACAAACTAAAGCTACGACTGAATCAAAAATGAATTTACTTACTGCGTAAGTGCAGCTAAGATTAACTTGGAGAACCAACATGATCATCAAAGAAACTATCACTGACATTCTCGGATTGCTTTGCCTCGTAATCATTTGCGCGGCACCGCTTGGACTATTCAAAGATAACAATGGCTGGGGATGGTACTGGCCTAACGTCGGTGGGTTTTACATCGACACAACTCAGGAGAACCAACAATGAAATACATCTACACTGACATCTCAGACCTCAAGATCAGCTTTCAACTATCAATCTACGATGTAGAGCGACTGTCTTCAATTCTTGCTGACGTTGAATCAGAAGAACACAAATGGTTCCTCGACGGGTTCAAAGAAACATTGATTCAGTCACGGCTTAGATGCGCCGATGAACTTGAATCAAATGCAAAACTTATCCGCAATGAAGCAAAGGAAGCACAAGATGTTTGATATCCAACCTACCCAATGGGAATTCCCAGTAGAATCACAGCCTGTCTTTGATCAGCTAGGCAACGAGATCAACGGCAGCCAAGCTGTTGTGCGTACCGACACCGATGAGGTGCTGGGCGTACACGGCTCCCGCTATCGCATCCTAAGCCACGACGATGTGGTCAACAGTACACTAGATGCAATCAAGGAAGCTGACCTATCCAACGACTACCAAATGAAAGTTAAAGTCATCGATGGTGGTCGTAAGATGCGAGGTGAAATCTTATTTAATAATATAACCGTCGAGCCTGCTGTTGGCGACATCGTTCAGTATCGCATCAACTTTTTTAACTCATACGATGCAAGCTGGTCATTCTCTCAAGCCGCTGATGGCTTGCGACTGTGGTGCCTCAATGGATGCACAACTCCAATGGGTACAGCACGTAGTAACTTCAAGCACACGCAGTCGATCAACATCGAAGGCAGTGCGCAGAAGATGGTCAATGGTATCGATGTATTCATGAACAACAAAACTCTTTGGCAAGATTGGATGAACATCAAAGTGTCAGACGAGATGGCTGAAATGTTCTTCAAGAAAACATTAGCCAAGGCACCATCACGTCAACGACTTGTAGATAAACTTAACAACAAGCAGCTTGAGAACCTGCTTTCTATCTGGGCTAAGGAGAAGCGCAGCCTCGGCAGCAACAAGTGGGCTTTGTATAACGCCATGACCTACTGGTCTACGCATACGTCAGACTTGCGTAACCCAGAAATTGCACGACGCAATCGTGAAGATGCAATCGGCAAGGCAATGAACCACAATCAATTCACATCACTCGAAGGAGCAATCTAATGCAAACTCAATCAGCACCGCGCATGACACGCGCACATTATCAATTCATTGCAGACAACATTGGGCCACATCTTTCGTGGCCCTCTACACTGCATGACATTGCAGACAAACTTGCAGCAACCAACCCACTGTTCGACAAGGAGAAATTCATTCAACGTGCTACAAAAGCGTGGGAAGATGCTCACCTTGACGACTATGAACTCGACGATGAGATTATGTTTTAAGAT